GAAACTGTACTGTGGATGCAACTCCATCGGGACCAAAGATTCTTTTCTGCTCGTCTTCGGTCATCGTTTCCTTGAGTATCTGAATCATTTCTACGATTTCCTTGACTGCTGTTGCATTTCGCTTGCTGTTGACGGTTGACCATACGATCATGGCGACCGCAACCACGAAACCGACAATCAAAAGTACTGCCCCCACCATGGCGATCTGATCCATGTATCGATGCGATGCTGATGCAAAACCGAGCATCAATGCACCGAGCAGGGCAAGCATTCCACCATATGACTTGTTCAGAAAGAATGCAACGGCGGCACCCGCCGCAATGAGCAGGAAGCCGATGATCCAAAACAATGTGATGTATCCATATAGACGCTCCATGGCAGCGATCTTTGCTTCGTCCATGGCGATCTGCAAGTTGGTCAATGACTTCTCTAGTTTTATTACCTCAGCCGACAACTTCTTCAGTTTGCCGTTTTCCTTTTCCACCGCATTTGCAGATTCGATGATATTTTCGGCATTGGCATGAATCTTATCTACCATCTGCTGTGGACTGTTGTTTTTGGTCAACAGTATGCCTGCCGCATCCGTCTTGATTTCCTGTGCATCACGCTTAATGTTGGAAATGTGATCGTTGGTATTGTCAACGACCGAGTTGAGTGCTGCGGATGATGCTCCCGTGGACGGCTCGACATTCGGAATCGTCTTGCAGGATGTTATGGTAATTGCGAGTAATGCCGCAACAATAAAATTGCATATCGATTTCATATTCCTATTTAGGGACAGGCACCCCAAGCAGAAAGTAGCATTCCAAGATCGCTCCCATCAACAAAACCATCCCCATTAATATCGTTTTGATTTGTTCCCCACGAAGCCAAGAGAATTCCCAAATCACTTCCATTCACCAAACGATCTCCTGTGAAGTCTGCGGGGCAAGGCACGGGCTGTGCCGCACGGACTGCCGCATCAGCATTCAGCATTCCCCATCCCGTGAGCGTATCAAACCCGACTGTCCCGATGTCCCTGCATGTTGATTGCATGATCGATTCCACCTGTGCTGCCGAAAGAGAAGGATTGACTGAAAGAATCAACGCTGCTACCCCTGCTGCATATGGCGATGAGAACGATGTGCCGTCAATCGTGGTGTAGTCCCCCGATCCATATCCGTTCGTTCCTGTCCGATCCGTGGTGTAGATAGACTGACCAGGTGCAATGAATGCAAGTTTTGTTCCATACGAGGAGAAGGATGCCCTTTGCCCGTTTCTACTTGAAGCACCTACTGCGTTCACGCTTGAAGCAGTTGCTGGATATCCCATTGTTGTATTTCCAGAATTTCCTGAACTGGCAAAATTGACAATTCCTGCATTTCTTGCAGCCGTGTATGCATTCGTCATGGCGGTGGAAGCCGTACCGTAATCATTGCTGTTGTTGGTGACACGGACACCATTTGCGATTGCCCAATTAATTGCATTCACCGTCCAAGATGTCTGCCCCTGCCATGATCCTGCCGTATTTGCCGTACCCACCTTAGCAGAGACAACCTTGCAGTCTGGTGCAACCCCCACCGTACCAATTGAGTTGTTGATAATTGCTGTGATGCATCCTGCCACGGCTGTGCCATGATTGTCAAATAGACTGCTTGGACCTCCTCCCGCTACACCATTCACCGCACCCGTAGTAAAATCACGACCTGTAATTTGGTTGATGTCGGGATGATCCTGCTGTATTCCCGTTTCGATTACAAGGATTCGAATCGTGGAAGAACCCTTGGTGATCGACCACGCATTCGTGGTGTTCATGTCGAAGTTGACGAGTCCACCCGACTGCCCCGTATTGCGATGTCCCCAACATTGCGAAAAGCCCGCATCGTTTGGAATGACTTCGTGCCGTGTCGCTGTGAACAGACGATCCTCCTCAACGAATTCGATATTGGGATTTGTCTTCAACGAAGCAATTGCACCATGCATTGAATCAATGCTGTCCATGTTGACAATTGTTAGGTTCGGAATGTGGGAATAGTGTTCCGCACTTTCGACTCCATCGATTCCTGACAGTATGGAATCCTTGTCTGCTCCCCCCTTCCATTGAACGAAGAAGGTGTCGATGCTTTGCTGTGGTTGTGGCTGTGCCTTTTGAATGTCTCCACCACCGAGCATGATCAGGCTTGCGAGAATCGATAGAATTGCTTTCATGGTAATCTCCTCATACTGTGTTACGAATGATGGAATTCATATTGTTCATGAAATCTTATGAAATTGTCTCAACTTACTTATTTAACCAATCTCGGGAACATAAACACTCTTATGCCCACGCCAAATTCTTCAAAGCGTGATTACATCGTGACCATGGTCTACAAAACTGGAAGCGAAATATCCCCCACATTACTCTTTCATATGACCATGAAAGAATGTAATCGTTTGCGTGAGAAGGGGTGGGATGAGGTTTTGATGAACCTACAGCATAGGGGAACTGAATTGATCGTCCGATTCTCAGGGATTAAAAAGGAGTGATGTCATGCCAAGGAAATCATCGAAACCAATGAATCCCAAGAGAGCAATGACCCCTGTCAAGCCCACAGATAAAAGAACAAAAACTTCAACAAGGGCACCATCAAAACCAATGCCTGCCGCAAAACCCATGCCACCAATGGACACGAAGAAATTCGGTGATGATGATGATGTCTCCGATTTTGACTACGGCAACATGATGGGTTAAATCTTAACGGTACTGAAAGTATCAAATACGAAATTGACTGTTGCAGTCAATACGCTCGGCTCAGATTCGGATGATGATAGTGTGAATCCCGATATCTGTGTGGGGATCAAGTTCGTAAAAGTCATCATCAAAATTGGGTTTTTCTTGTTGTTAAGAAAGAACAGTTTTCCATGGTTCACATTTCCACGATACTCAGGAACTATTTCCTTGAAGTCTCGGTAGGGAACACCCGATCTCATCCAACGAACCATCTCCATGTAATTTGAAAAGTTCTCGTTGATGATGAATCTCAAGGATATGTCCGATGGCGATCTTCCACCCGGAAACTTAATGTCATTTGCTGCAAACATATGATTAAGTACAAGGGGTGTGTAAGAAAGACTTGGTGTGCTTACTGCCGTACAAAAATATGTGACATTTGGAACCTTCTCGCACACAAATCTGAAGTTTGTGCTTGAGGCAAGATTCATATTGCTTGGGTTGTTCCCCAAGGCACCATAGTTTTCTAATTCAGGAATCCAATTTTTGACATCAGGTGTTGTCATCACGGATCCTTTATGTCATATGATGTGAATTGAAATGTTGCATCACATGTTATGAATGGTGCATCTGCAACAGCAGAGTTCATTGGCAAATTGCTCAAACCTGTTATCATCAATCCATCAAACAATACACGGGCTACAGGATACTTTTTGTTGTTGAGAATAAGCAACTGACCCGAATCTGCTATTAGATTCATCATTCTAGCCTGCGACCCATCCTTGAAGAATCCATAGTAGTTCAAAGACTTTGTAAACCAGTCAGACATCTGAAACCAATTGCTGAAGTCTTCATTGACGACAAACTTCACAGAGAGTTCACCATGATCAATTTTATTGCCGAAGAATTTTAAGGCAACCGAAAATGGGACAGGAACTTTAATGGGATCCATCGTCAAAGACGGAAATGAAACTTCTGTGCAAAAAAATATCCCGTTGCGAACTTTTGGAATCATCAACCGATAATTGGTCGCAAATGCAGGATTTGTATTGATGGGCTGACGGTTGAGACTGCCCGAAACAATGTCATCAGGAATCTTTGGTACGGTCATTACTTTTATTTAGGAAAAAGAAAGAGGGCTGTGGAGATTTCTCCCCACAGCCCCCGAATTTACTATCTTCAGATAGAGCGATCTATCAGAAGAGGTTGGTGACCTTCACGATGCGGTAGTAGATGTTCTTACGAGTCGCATCTGCGCTGTAAGGATCCGAAACCGATGTGTTGTTAGCCTTGATCGTTGCAAACGGATTGTTGACAAGACCGTAACGAGTCTTGAAGCCGATCTTTGGCTGGAAGGAGTTCTCACCAACAGCACGAACCATCTGTAGCGGAACATATGGGCAGTAGAACATACCAGCGTCATATGCGCTCGATCCCTTATAACCCGCCATGAAGAAGTCATGGGTGGTTGTCATGGACGAATAGGGATCGATGTAGACCCGCAACTTGCCGTTGAGGACACCTGCGAAGGTGTTGCCTGTGTCATCAACATTGAGGTTGGTGCTGAGGGCGGGGGCGTAGTCAAGAACGCCTGCCATCGATAGAGCCGAGGCAACATCCGAGGAGCAGACAATGAAGTTGCCCTTTCCACGGCGGGTTTCCTTGGCGATCATGTTGCACTCACGCTCAATCTGGAAGAGCAGACCCTTGAACTTCTCAACCGACCAACGACCGTTGGAATCGACATTGAGATCGAACACGCCTGCTGTCTGTGTGGTGCCTGTCTTTGCGCCCAACTTGGCGTTAGCATAGATCACACGGACAACTTCACGGTTGATTTCAGCAAGGATTTCGCTCGACAGAATGTTGGCAAGTTCAGTCTCTGCATCAAGACCGTGGATTGCCTTAAGATCCTGTGCGAGTTCCATGGTGTATTCTGCCTTGAGGGCACGGGTCTTTGCTTCGACCGTGGTCTTCTCAATGCTGAATGCCATCTGTGCGAATGGGTTGCTTGCGCTATCACCCAATCCTTCGCCAAGAAGCGTGGACATTGCGGTGCCGTTGGTGATACCAACGCCGAAAGGATCAACGCCTGGAGTGTTGCTGAAGTCGGCACCGGTGAAGCCGCTGACAGAAGCGCCAGTTCCACCAGAGTAGGTGGTATCGGCTTCCTGATAGAGTGCTTCTGGGCCGCCCTGACTCTGATAACGGCTACGCATTGCAAAGATAAGTCCGGTTGGACCGCTCATTGGCTGAACGCCGCAGATATCATAAGCAATCAGGTTTGGCATTGCACGACGAACGAGCGAAATGAGGATTGGATCCCACTTTGCAACGCCGCCTGTGTCGGGCATGGTTCCTGCAAAGTTGGTGGGAGCGGCTTCCTTGAGATACTGCTCCTGGTTCTCCAAGAGCATGGTTGTTACCGTCTTGCGGTAGTTGTCCTTGATTGCCGGTAGATCGGGGTGTTCAAGGATTGGTTGCCACTTCTTTTGAAGTGCTTCAGAAATTGTGAGTTCCATTTATGGATTCTCCTTGGTGTTGTTGTGATTAAAAAGTAACTTTGATATTTAGTTTTTTGACTAATTACCTTTTGGTGATCCGGCGAAGCGTGTCTGCATAGACTCTCATCGATTCGCTTAGGTTCTCGACTTGACCACCAATGGGTGTCTCATCGATGCTCTCTTCGGCAGTCGCTGCGGTCTCTTCTGTGAGAACGGGCTTCTTGCCTGTAAAGTAGGATTCCTTGATGATCTCCAACTTATTACGGACATCATTCTCTTCGCCTTCAAGGGTGACACCCTCGGCTAGAGTGCGGAAACGCTCTTTCTGTGTAACTGTGAGGTCGGTAGCCATTTCGTCAAGAATCTGCTCACGCCGATATGACTTGACTTCTTCCACCAACTTGACATTCTTCATGATCTCCTCGTCAAGACGAGCCTTGAGTTCATCGGCAGTCTCTGCCATCTTGTCGGCAAGATCGACCTTTGCTTCGGGAACCATGATGTCGTGTTCAACAAACAGATTGCGA